GTGACGGAGCTCTGTCAGCCCGTCAGGGTCAAGCTCTATCCGTACGGTCATAGCGTTCTACCCGTATGCTTCCGATCCAGTCAAGCGGCGTGTTTTCTTCCATGTACCGCTTGACCGCTCCCACGGACTGGAAGGTCTTGCCCCAGAAAGAGACCCTGCAGTCTTCCCAGGCGTTTGTGTCGCCCTTTGGGATATGGATCTCATAGGCTTCCAGGACATTCTTAAGACCATCCTGCTCAGGAGCAGCATCGGCGCTGATTGGAGCGATCAGGACGTTGCTGACCTCGACCGGCGTCTCCTCATAGACAGCCTGCCCGAACGGATCAGAGCCCGTCTGTGTCTTGCTATAAAGCGTTATCGTCTGTCCCTGTATCAAAGCCAAACATGTCCACCGTCCTTTTAAGCTGGCGCCGGATTCCCAGGCGCCGGAGCTCGGAAGTCTTGATAAAAAGCCCGCCGCCCGGATTGAGGAATGTCCCCGATATCGTATAGGGGCCGGCTGTCTGCGACATCTGAGACATAGGCTCTGAGCTGGTAGATGTCTGCAAGGTCCTCGCCACGACGTCTACTGTGACGGATTTGGCGACGCTCGCAAAGCTCGGCCTTGCTGCTATTTCCGCGTCAAGGTCGACGCCGACACGGAGAGCCTCTTCTCTCAGGGAGTCGCAGACGATTGGAATAAGGGCCTCCGCCCTTGTCTTTTCGCTGTCCGACAGAGGGCGCCAGAGCGCCTCGATGTCGGATACTGTCGCAAAGTCAGCCATTGGTCACCTCTTACTGGCCCTGCTGCTCAGTGATGCGTGAGAATGCAGCTTCGTCCAGGATAGCCCAGCCGATGTATGCTTCGGCGCGGATCACTACCTGATTCTTTCTCTGCAGGTCGCCCAGACCATCGGGATCGCCGTACTCGATCACCTTGAGAGGGATGGTCTCGGCAAAGCCCCACCTGAATGCAGAGAAATCTCCCAGGATAGCAGCATCTGCTGTTGCATTAGCTGCTGCCTTTGCTACGGTGCTGTTTACATCGGCAGGAATGCCGTTGATGGAGCCGGGATTTGCGCCCATTCTGAATTCGGGGTAAGCATATGCCCTGTCGATCTTGTACTGACCGAGAGCAGAAGCGAAATCCTTGCTCATGGCGATACCGGTCATATCATAGTCGCCAATTCTCAGAACAGCTGCCTCGATGTCAGCTACAGGATCAGATGTCTTTGCTGTTCCGGTGATATGATCAAAATGATTGTTGCCGATTGTCGCTGATGCTGTCAGATCGGCGGGATTCAGGCCGTGCATAGCCATGATATCCAGGCCTCTTGCGATCTTCTTGGAGTAGCCATCGTTAAAAGCCTCCAGGATAGGCAGGGCTTTCTCTTCAGACATATAAAGGAACTCATCAGTTACCCTATGCTGATATACAACCTTGATGGGCTTGATGGTCTTTGTGCCGACTGTGGCATTGCCTGCAGGTTTGTTCTCGCCCTCGCCGACGATGGATACTTCACCGTCAAGGGAGAAAGTGAAAACGTCAATACCTGCAAAAGGGATTGGCATAGCGGGGCAAAGTTTTGCCAGTGATGAATGTCCTTTTACTTTGCTGAACAGGTCGTTCACCTGCTCAGATGTGAACATAGTGGAATTGGTCGTAGTTGCCATTAATCTTCACCTCTTAGTTTGTGTAAGGTTTCCGTGAGCTCCGCCTTTCTCGCGTTCTCACGATTGTCATTTCCGGCCGGCTCTGTAGATTTGCCAGGCGCCGGATGCTGCTTCGGCTTCAGAAAAGCCCCCACCGTCTCCGCATCTTTCCGGATCTCGTCCTCTGTCTCTCCGCTGAGCCTGCTTGCGAGCTCATACGGAATTCCTGATTCACGGGCAACCTTTTCCTTAAGGGCTGCTGTCTGCATCCCCTTGATCGTCTTCTGGTGCTCCGCGATCTGATTGTTCAGAGTATCTTTTTCCTGCTGCAGGCCGGCCACCTGATCTTTCAGAGAGTCGTAATCCGCATATTCTGACCGGATCTGCTTCTCATGTCTTTTGAGCCTGTCGCCTACTGCTTTGTCAAATTCTTCCTGCGAATTAAATGTGATGGGTGTAAATTCAGCCATTTGTCTTTTCCTCCTTAACCGCTGAGTAATGCGTAAAAGTTGCCCTCTTTCCGCTCGGGCTGCGTCAATTAAAAAAGCACCGCATATGCGATGCTTATCTTGCTTGCTGTCGTCTTTCCGACTTTGCTGATGCGCAGAGCCAGAAAGCCAGGACACAGGATTCCATCAGTGAGATGTCCATGCCCTCGATCTGAGCATTGTATCCAAACCCGCCATTAGAGCCGATAGCTCGGTGCTCGCAGTTGGATACGACGGATCTGAGGGATGGCTGTCCGGAATGTCTGATCAGCTTCTGGCTGACGCCGTTCTCAAATGCTGCCGACGCCGTGATAACGTCTGCAACTCTCGGAATCTCGACCTTTACTTTGAGCCGTGCGTCTTTGGCTGCATCTGTAAAGATCTGCGTTCCGGCTGCTCCGTCTACCACTATCCTAGCAACATCTGCCTGCGTCAGGAAAGCTATGAGCCAATCCGTTCCTTCCCTTATGGGCCTGCATCCTATCGTCTCGACATAGACGAGGTCTTCTGCAGTCTTTACGGCCACGCTCATGGATACGTTATCGAGCTTCTTGCCGTACTTGATCCCGATGTAGAGCTTGCCCTTCAGCTTAGGCGGAGTGTCAGCCTGGATAGAATCCCACTCACTTTCGCTGATGGCGCTCTTTTGGTTGTATTTGATCCAGACGCCGAGACGCTGGATGTTGAAGTCGACTGCATCTTTCCGGCTCTCGCTGAGCACGGCCCTGAGAGTCAGCTTCAGGCCGAGAGACGGGTTTGTCGCATAAAGTGCTTCGAGGAGCTCGTCCTCGTCTGACAGGTCGACCATGCCGGCCATGGACCACTCCGACCATCCGCAATGCTGCGATTCTCCCGCAAAGATCTCATCGCGCAGGTCCTTGAAGACCGTGCCGGATGATACGACCGTGGGCGGTGTCCCGCAGAAAAGAGTCAGGGGATTTCCGGAATCCGTAACTGTGTATTGCAGGGCGCTCTCCTGCTCGACCGTATACTCCTGAGCCTCGTCCACGATGAGGATATCAAAGCCCTCGCCAAGGCCGCCTTTTGTGGTCCTGGTTTTAAATGAGATCTTTCCGCCCGTGTCCGGAATCGTGATGGATTCACGGCCATAGGCCCGGTTACATTTCATTTTTTTCTGATCACCCTCGGGCTTGTCAGAATAGCCCAGGTCAGAGAGAAGCTGGACAAGCCTTGAGTATGCTGCCGATGCTGTGGCTCCCAGATGAGCCGTGTGTGCTATCTGGCATCCATGGAGCAGGCCCCAGAGCTCTACAATGGCGATAACCTCGCCTTTGCCGTTACGGCGCGGAATTTCATAGCCGTATTTGTTATGTATCCAAAGGTCCTCATTATCCACGGCCAGAATGTCATTGACTAGAAGCTCCTGCCATGGCATGGCATCTCGTGACGTCTGGTTGTAAATCTCGACAGCTTCGTGCCCCCGTGTCTCTGTGTAAGGCAGGATAAAGGAGGATGTAGGCATCTGGCTTCCGATTCTCTCGGATGCCATGTGCTCACCTCCTGTTCAGCTTCACTTTCAAAAGGAGCTGCTGCTCCTTTTCGCTCAGCCCTGATTTGACACTGAGCTTTTCGATATCGCCTCTGTAGACAATCTTCTTTGTGTGGGCGTCCTGCCGGAATTTGCCAACCTGATAATCTACCGTGCAGTGGCAGTCGCGATGCTTTGCGTACACGAGCCTGTCGCAGGGATAGTCATAGGTCCCGGCCAGCTGAGCGCACCAGGAACAATACTTCGCTCCTTCGTGATACGTCCGGATGATCTTCGGACTGCTGCCGGCTCTCCACTGCACATCGGCGTTCTGCTGGATGGCTTCATCGACCTCAGCTTCAAAAAAATTCTGCAGGTACGCATCATCCTCGAACAGCCATTTGACATCGTCATAAGATTCTGCCACCGACGCTTTTTTTACAAAGCCGGCAGCCCGGTCCTGGTTGAACTCCGGGATCTGGGAAGCCAGCCCTATCTCTGCATTTTTGTTGATCTGATCCTGGACCAGCTTTATATACTCGGCTGTCAGACCGTGCCCCTCTTTGAGCATAGGCGTGATCACGCTCTGAGCAATGTCGAGATAAAGCTGTCCCTGTGGCAGGACGTCTGCAGATACATTCGCCTTGATGGCCGTTGAAAGTATGCGGCCGACCAGACGCGCGTACGAGTTGGCATATACGTAGGAGCTGGTTCCGTCCCTGGCTCTTTTGAGCAGGGCATGAAAGCGCTTGTCTTTTTTGAGCTCCGTCTCAAAGGTCTTGCGAATTGCTGACAGAAGCTCCTGAGAGATATCAGCCATTCATCTCCTCCTCAGCTAAAAGCCTGTCGAGGTCCGTAAAATCTGACCCGCCAAAGTCAAGGCCTGTCAGATCCTCAGCGACCGGAACAAGGTCAGCCTCCGGCATTGCCTGCGCCAATTTGATGAGGCCATCGCCGATCTGGGAGATGGTTGCTGCAGATGGCTCAAATACCGGATACCAGCGGACGCTTGTCCTTGCGATCAGCTCTCGTCTGTACGGCTTGTTATCGCGGATGCAGGCGGCCAGATAGCCGGCATTCAGAAAGCC